CTTCGGGAATGTCGTACACCAGTAGGCTACAGAGCTTGTTCATGGGCCGTTACCTCAGTTAAGTTGTTTCGATCACTGAGGGTATCTTAACCCGGTGCCGGGTACGTGTCAAGGGATTTTTTTTTTTCAAGTTTCTCAGAAAAAATTTCCGCGAGAGCTTCCGCAATGGCGGTATCTTCCCCGTCATGTTCCTTGCACTTCCGCCATTCCTCCGCTTGTTCCCGCGTCAAGTGGACCGAATGAACTTTCCAGCCGCCCTTAATCGAAACTAGCAGTAAGTAAAATTTCACGATTTCAACTCCAAGATAGGGGTGGGGGCAGTTAACTGAGGTAATCCAACCTACGTCACTATGACGTAGGTTAGAATATACATACACTACTTCGGGGCCGCGGGTTGCGGATTCACGTTAACCGGCGGTAAGTCTTTGTTCAGCTCAGCTAGAGCTCGCGCCTTGAACTTGTACGCAGTACCTTGCTTGCGTAACCACTTTTTGTATTGGCGGCGCGTTGCGGGAATATCAGCGAGTCCGCACGCATCCTGAAACAAGTAATCGGGCCCGTCATAAAGCTTGATTGGCATGATTTCACCTAGGGTTAGGCTACCTCAGTTAAGTTTGTCCCGTATACCCTGTCCGTCCGGCTTTGTGGACGGACAGGGTATACGGGACGGGGTTAGCTAGTCCTTATGCAAGTCGCCGGTTTGGAACCCGCCGAACTTGGCGAAAGCTTGCTCGAATTCCTCCGCGTTGATTCGACCTTCCAACATGTCGATTTCCGCTTTCAGGAATTCGCGGAACGCGGGGGTAATGTTCGGGCCGGGAGTCGATCCGATAGCCCGCAGAATCACGTCCCGTAGTTCCTCCGCCCGCGGTTTCGTCAGTCCCAGCTTGCCCGCGCCTTCTGTGGTTTCCGTCCCCGCCTCAGATTCCGCGGACGGAGAACCGTCCGACGTTTCGGCGGACGGTTCTCCGTCGGCAGCTTTCGGAGCGGTCGCGACTCCGGTGCGCTTCTCAACTTCCTTGTGGATTTTGTTCGCGTCATAGATTTCGAGGGTACGCTTGTTATCCTCCGGGTCAGGTTCGGTGGACAGGGCGCCGACGAAAACCGCCATGCGCTCATCGTCGTCCTTAAGCTTCGTCAGCGCGACCGCGGCCCGCATACCGCAGCGCCCTTCGTCCACGGCTTCCTTGATCGTGTCGGGCAGGTCGTTAATCTTCATCGCTTCCGTAACCCATGGCGCGGCACAGTTAAACATCTGAGCGATTTCGCGCTTGCTCTTGCCGAAGTTGTGGAGCCGGTGCATTGCGGCTACCTTGTCCATCGGTGACATTTCGTTGCGGCGGAGATTCTCGGCGATGGACTTTTCGAGCTTGTTATTCTCCGCGATATCGAGGACTTCGGCGCGAACTTCGCGGTTCAGCAGTTCGCAGGCCGCGACACGCGTCCACCCATACACCAGCTCATAACCCCCGTCAGTCTTGCGGACGCCGACGGGTGCGAGCTGCCCGTGTTCCTGAATCGACTCTGCCAGCTTCTTGACGCGCCCCTCTGTCGGGGACTCGCGGAACCGGCCGAGATTCGCGGTACGCTGAATCTCGGAGGGGTTCAGCATGATTTGCTCGCGTTGCTCAGTCGTCGCCGTGGCCACGTTGTTTTCCTTTTTGCTCTTAGCCATGATACAGATACCTCTTGCCCGGTGGGGTGTGTAAATACTCGCGAGTTACCGGGTAAATACTCGCGGGTAAGTTCATACTTCGATCTTTACCATCGAAAGCCCACTGTTACCGTAGACGCCGGTCACGTTGACGTAGCCTTGACCGTGCTTTAGTGAATCCGCGATTTCCTCGATTGCGGCGGTATCGAGGGTGATTTCGTGGGCGGCACCGAACACGTTAACCATCAGTACGACAGAGACAGAGGTAGTCGCCAGCTCCGCCAGCAGCTTTGCAGCTTTCTCCGCCGGGATGCGGTGTCGCCCGGACTGTACCCCGTTGACGAATTCACTGTACAGGTTCTGGATTTCCGTTGTCATACGTCACTTCCCTTTCGCAGCTTGGAGAATCGACCGGACGGCTAGACTTACGAGGATCAGGGCGACGATTGCGTTTACGATTAGCATTTCTCGTTACCTCAGTTAACCGTACAGAGGTAATATACCCCGGCTCGATTCGCTTGTCAAGGGATTTTTCGGAGTTTTGACAAAATTCCCAAGTGCCGACAGGTTTTCGACGTTCCGCGGCGATTTACAGTCGCCGCGAGGGTGGTGTACTTACCCGTTGGACACTTGAGTTTTTCCACAGTGTACAGATGTATCTTCAAGCCAGATAACGAGTTATGGCTTGCGTCGCAATCGCTTTCGTGCTTTTATTACTTCAAGTTCAAACGGGCATTTGTATACCGGCTCCGCTAATCCTAATTGTTCCAGTTCCTTCCATGTGGTCCGGTTCAATCGTACTAATTTACATGCGTGCCAATGACACTGTTTACATAACCCGCGGCCGCCTCCGTTTTTCGCGCCTCCGAAAAGCCGCTTGCATGAAGGGGCAAGGCATTTTTTGCGCTGGATTTTGCGGGGCATTTCAAGTCCAAGGTAAAGGTTAAGGTTAAGGTTAACTGAGGTAGCACGTACCCGCGGAGTCGGGCTTTGACGACTCCGCGGGTACGTGTTACTTATTTGGCAGCTTCCGGAAATCGAGTTTCGATTTCACGGACCCGCTCCCGATACCCGATAACGCAAGCTTTCAGAGCGTCCTGAAAGAGCGTTGCGCGCATTGCGTCCTGCAACTTCTGAATTTCCTCCGTGGTCGTGGGAACAATTCGGGTATTCGCTAGGGGGTACGGCATACCCATAGCTCGCGGATTGCGCGACGGTTTGACGCTTACACGAATATCCGCCTTGAATCGGTACTGTGGCGGAACCTTCGCATGGTGCGGGTTATCCTTGAGCCAGTCGGGGGATTGAACCTTTTGCGTACCCGCCTGATCCATCGAAACCCCCGCGCTGGCGAGCGCCTTGCGGAAACTGCACTTGGCGGGCATGAGTCCCTCCGGGGTAACGACGATTAAGACTCCCTCCACGTTTTCGATCAGCGGAGATTCGGCCGCGGTTCGGGAAGCCGCGAGTACGGCACCGGAGTTGATATCGAAGTTTGCCCAACAGTGATACCCGCCAAGCCAGTATGCGCGGAATGTCATGTCCGTTGCGATGCGCTCGAATTCATTCCCTGCGGGAGTTTGCCGGACCAGTACCGGCTCATATTCTTCAAAGTTCCGCCACTTCGCGCGCAAGTCGTCCCACAGCGTTTTTCCCGCTTTGGGGAATGAGACGTAATTGCCGCGCGTTGTCTGAACGTGTTGAAACCCCGCGACGGCGGTTTCTCCGTTCACGTTGATCGGCACCAGTGCGGAGGATTCGACGGGCTTCGGGGCTTCAGCTTTTGCGACCATTGTTATTTCCTTATTCCTAGTTCAACACGTTCTTTCAAGAGTGGTAGGCAGGTAGACACACTACTTGCCGGACAAAAACTACATTGAGCGCCGGGGTATACGTTAATCTGCCCCGCGCGAATCGCCTTCACTTGTCGAATCACCCCCTTTATAAGTGTATGGCAATCGGCGTACCTCATCGGGTGCAAGAGGAAAACGCCACTTACCCCGTCGTACCCACGCTTCCGATATCCATAGGTATAGATGATACCTACCTTGTCAACGTCGATTCCTTTCTCCCGCGCACCGATCCAGTAGCACGCAAGCTGCAAGGTACGCTCTTGAAGTAGGTTCCACGCTTCAAGGCTTTTCCCTGTCTTGATATCATACAGGATATTCTGCCCGCTGTCAAGTCGAATTTGGTCAAAAGTTCCTTGGAATGTTACTTCCGTTTCTTCCTCTTTAACCGTAAATTCGACCGGCTCCTCGCTTTTGATGATTTTAGCTGTTCGGTTTCGGGGGTCATCGTAGTATCCTCGAAAGTGCAAGCGCGTATCGTCCGCGTCCCTCCGTGGATACTTACCTGAGTTAACCTCATTCAGCGCTTCAGCTAGGCACTCATCGAACGATTTCCTATCCCGGTGATAGACTTCAATCGCTTTATGCACCGCGGACCCGGTATCCGCCGCGATTCCTGCAAAGTCGGGATATTCTCGCATGAATACCATCACAGCGCGCCAGGGGCACGCCAAAAGCATCGGAATCGAGCTAGCCCGTAGTGGCGCTGCCGCGGTTCCGAATTTTGACAAATCGGGTTTATTCATGCCGTACTCCGCACTGCCCTAATAGCTTTGCTATGTCGTGCGGAGGCTCCGTATCTTTTTCACCCTTAATCCGTATAAGCGCCCAGCGTTCGGCGAATGCTAACAGTGCCATTCGTAATTCTTGCGGTAAATCATACCATAACTTAACCGGCGGACGTTCTATCTCATTATCAAGCTTCGTTATCTCCGGCCCGAATTCATTTCTCACTTGCTCCTGCACGAATACAGTTTGCGGAGCGAGTAAGAGTGTAACTAGCTCCTCGATTACCTCAGTTAACGCTATCGTACCTTTAGCGTCGCTACATCTTGTTGACGCAAACTTCTGCTTAGCTTGATCTAACTTACTTCGCAGTTCAAGTGCTTTGTGAATATCAAAAATCATGTTGTACTCGCTCCTACTAAACTGCCTGTGATCGATCCAAGCTCCTCATCCGTGACAGAGGGGAACAGTAGGCGGATATCAACCCCAGAATCAAGCTTGATAACTGCCTTGATATCGCCGACGTTATCGGGGGACGCTGTACGGAGTCGTTCCACGGCATCGGGCACCCAATGGTGGCAGTTCACCACTAGACCGTAATGATATCCTTTTTCATCTTCGCGCCCGACAACGCGCGCCTTAAACCCCAGCTTCTCGTAATACTGCTTCAGGGGTTCAAGAGCCGCGCGAGCGTAGGCACGTTGCATATCAACGTCGGGGCTATACTCCGCATACTCGCTCGCGTGAGTAGTCGCAGCTTGACGGGCGCCATTCGTCGTAACCCATTTGACTTTATGTACCAGAGTATCGAGCTTCGCGTCGCGCTCTTTCATTAGGTCCTGTACCGCGGCGCGTTTCGGCGCCGTCTTGTGCTTGTGGTAGCTCTCCAATGTGCGCCGAATTACAGCTTCGTACTCAGGCGTCTTACCTTTGGAACGGCGCTTGATTTCCGATTCCATCTTCCTTTCTTCGTCCTCGATTTCATTCGTGAGTTCGTCGATTCCTTCGCGCTCAAGGAAAGCCTTCTCGTATTCGAGGTTTTCTTCGGGTTGTGCCACGCTGGGGACTTCTGACTTAGCCATTGTTAGTTACCTCAGTTAAGGGGTTAAGGGTTACGTAATCGCGCCAAGCGTATTCAAGCTCCGTGATAACTTCCTCAAGAGTGGCACGCTTGCACTTGAGTAGGACAACTTTTCCTTGCCCTAGTCGTTCGGTGTATCGGAGGATCGATCCGTACCATTGCCCGTTAGGCAGGTACGATAGATTAATACCGGGCGCAGACGGGTCCGACTTGAATCGCTCTGTGATCGCGCGGCCTAATGTTTCTATGCCGACAAGCGTAGCGGCATTTGTCATCGCGGTCATATCGATTCCGTTTTGCATTTCAACTCCTAGGTTGGGAAGTAAAGTTAGACCTACCGCCTAGCTGATAGTACAGGTATTCGATAGCTAGGCGGCGTAAGCCATGTTGCAGCGTTTCGCCTGTAGGCATAGGCGCCCGTAGGATTTCTGAAGCTGCGCGCATCTTAGCTGCACGTACAATGTCACTATCGTTCATTTCACTTGGTGGTATGTTGTTCACAGTATCCTCTTTCCAAGGTCCGAGAGTACCGGGAGAATCTGGAACTGTTTCGCGTCGATTTTCTGCGACGAATCAAGCCCGAATCTCTCCGCGGAACGCTCCCACCATGCCCGTTGTTTCTCCGAGATACTTTTCGCCGTTACAGATTGAAATCCCGTTACCTCAGTTAACGGGGTAGACTGTTCACGCCAGTTCGCGCCGCGCTTCAGAGTACCCTGTATGATCGCGTCCCACTGTTCTCGACTCATTTCCCGCTTCGCCACTAGGGGGGTCGAAATCATAGGATGTAGTATTAGAGTATAATCAATCTTCCTCCCGTTGTCAAGAGACGACAGAGAATAAAAAACACAATCTAGGCCGTTGGATAGCTTGACGGTCGTAGGCTTGAATCGACCTAGCGCCTCAAGTCCTAATGTACGCATGGCGAGCGTACGCGCCGTCTTGGGGAATGCTTCCTGTGCCTCAAGTACCTTGCCTATCGGTATCATGCCTTCAAGCAAGTAGCAATGGCGGAGCAAATTACGATTCGTGCAAACGTACTCAGGAGTAATCGGGCCGGGTCGCGTAATGCGCCCGACTTGCTGAAGCCACTTTACGGGGGAAAGCGTAGGGCGCAAATCGACTAAACGGCGGAGTTGCGGTAAGTCTACACCCTCTGACACTACGTCAATCTGAATCAGAAAACTCTGGCCCTTGATACAGGATGCGAAAGCGGCTTTTCGATCCGCGAAACTGGTTGCTTGATTCACTACTCGCGCGGGTAGTGACACCTTACCCATAGCTTCCGCCAGCTCGTAGGCGCATTTTGAGCTGGGTACGGAAATCATTGTAGGTTTGTCGATACCCTGCCCCCGTAACACTACCTCTCCGATTTGCTCTGTACACTCAGGATGCCCTATATCGTAGTACCCCTCTAGCAACTCCACTACATCATCAAGGCGCGTTCGGATAGCGTCGTCTAGGGATTCGATTTGAAACTCGCCATTGACTACCTTAACGATATCGTCGTCAATGAGGGGTTTAATCGTTACCTCAGGTATCGCTAGTACACCTTGCGATACCGCATTGTGCAGCGTGATAGCCCAATACGGTTCGCCCCACTTGTCCCGGAATTCCGCAGTTTGTTTCGGAGTACCGCGGAACGGGGTTGCAGTGTACCCGGTACTACGTACCCCTGCCATTAGGTCTAAGAGCTGGTAAGAGTCCGCGGAATGGTGGTGTACTTCGTCCCAAATTAGGTGTTTCAGCGGTTCGCGGAATTCGCCCTTCAGCATGAGGTTGCGTAGGCGCATTGGCGTAGTGATACACATACGCCAACTGGCATCGATAATTTGTTGCTCTGTGTACAGGTCTGCATTGTATCCGAGTTTCTTGAGCATATCCCGGATAATCTCGATTCGCGGCGTAATGACCCACGCGGATTCCCTCCGCTTTTGCTCCTCAAGAATCATGTAACTTTTCCCCGTTCCGGTCGGGGATGCGATCAGTGTGTACTGCTCGCGCGAGTTGAGCGCGTGGAGTACAGCTTGCTCTTGATAGTCGTAGAGATTCATTTCAATTTACCTCAGTTAATATTGTACCATGCTTGTCAAGTCAAAGTTTTATTTTTTCTGAGAATTATTTGGAAGTTCACGTCATAAACTTCCTCAATTCGTTGCAATAATCTTACACTAGGTATAACTTTGTTATTCTCGATATTACCTAGATGCGCCAGCGTTATACCTAGTTTTACCGCGAAAGCTACCTGAGTTAACCCGTAACGGCAACGTATTTGGCGGATCAAGTTTCCTAGCAATGTCAAGTGGCACCTCTTGAATTTTTTATTTTTCTCCGAAGGTGCACGGCTTGCATACGGCACTCAGCCGAACAGTATAACGGGATTCTACCCGATAATACGCGGTAAAACTTTGTATTACATCGTTTGCACTTTATCATACGACGTTCTCCGGTGCGGGTACGTGTCCAATTTCTCCTGTATCCACCAGTATTTCCCCTAAGTCTACCCCTCGATAGTCGGGGCACTCCCGCCGTATCCTGCTTACCATCGTATTCATACAGTGGTTAGAACAATAACCCTTGTACAGAGCTTTGAATGTCATGTCGTCGTACAGCCCGCCGCAGGTTCGACATTTGCACTTTTTCATATACCGGCGCCTTCCATCAGAGTTAAGGTATCGCGCGTGTCAATGTAGCACGTTGGGCATAAGCTGTCAAGGTCGGGTACTCCGCAGAGGCAGCGCCGACACTTCGGCCGGGGCTTAGCTTGCTGTCGGGCACGCTGACGCAAGTAGTTAGCCCGATTTCGGCACGACAGGGAACAATACCGCGGGGGCGCCCCAAACCCTAGCCAGTCGGTAACACTGTTCGCACATTCGGGATTCTGGCACTTACCGTCAGTCTCCGGGAACTGCTCCCGTTTCTGGTCTAACTGAGCGCGGCGCCGGCACTCCGCTCCACAGTATTTTTTCGGTCGACCCCCGGAGTATTCGTTAATGATCTTGCCGCAACCAGCTTGACACATGACCTTCCGCACGATATACCTCAGTTAATGTTTACTATCCTTATCAACTTAGTAAGGATTATCGCTCCCCCGGTAATCGAACTATCCTACCCATCTTTGTCAAACTAACCTTTTGTACTGAATAACTAGGTACTGTTTCATGTCATTACAACGAGTTCGACCCTATGGTATATACTCTAATCTCTCTCTCTCTCTATAAAGATATACTACCCTAGCGGATACGTTATAACTACATGATACGTTTGTTGAGGAATCGTGTCAATAGAAGTTTGCATATTTTCTCCGGGGTTTCATTCATTAGAACAAAAAATAAACCTTTGTCAAGAGGCGAGAAAAATAATTTTTGAAAATATCTATTGACACGTATGGTATTATGTTAACTGAGGTAATTAACCCTGGAGGGCGCAATGTTCAAGTTTCTGCTACAGTATGATCCTAAGACGAAGGGCGTGGGGATTCAATCTAACTTCCCAGATAAGGCGCAACTTATCGGGTTACTGGAGCTGGCGAAAGCGGACCTGATACGACAGTCGATAGAGAAGCCTGATAACGTACCGCAGATTGTGATACCGCGTATTGGGGGTATACCATCGTGACTTGTGAGGAGTTCCGAAAACTGGCACCGATACCCGCTAAGGATGTTAGTCGCGCGGAGCGTGCCGCCATATTCAGACATTTACTTGAATGTGATGAATGTAATGCAATGTCCGCGCGAGACTACCCCGTTACTGCGAAACTGCGGCGGGAACTGATAGAGCTAACGGACAGTGATGCGCAGGATGAGGAGTTTCGTAAAGTGGCATTCGGGGAGAATTGCGTCGGGTACTTCATGGGAATGCCGGTAATGGTCGACCCCGATTTGTCAAGCTAAATTTTTAGAAAATAATATTTGATCTATTGACATTAGATTATTTTCTGATACAATGATAGTACACTTTGAAATTGCCATTTCTCCCGGACTGTTAACTCAGGTAACGCGACTTCCGTGCTAGATCAGTGCCCTACGTGTCCCGGTCCAAAGTGTAGTACCGCTAAACAGTGTCAACGGTGTAGCGGTAAACGGCGCCGGCGTTTAGATCACGAACACGTAGAACGGTTGATTCGATCCGGGTGGCGCGATTCTCACATAGCGAAAGTTCTCAAAACTACACGGGAACGGATTAGGCAGCTACGCAAAGCAATGAAGGTGACGGTATGAGAACTAAACTCCCGCGACGCATGCCCGAACTTGCCCGCGTTTATGTTTCGATTTTCGCGGAGCTGCTGGAGGATGGACTCGGTATCTCTGATGCTTGCAAGCATGAGGGAGTTAGCGTAAACACGTTTAAGCGCTGGTACAAGATCGGCAAGAGCCGGACCCATGGCGACAAGGTATCGAACGACTACGATGTATACGTTGACTTCTACCTTAAGATTTCTAAGGCGCGCGTTACGGGGCGCCGCCGATTGCTAGAGACTATCCGGCTTCATGCTTCTAAAGACTGGAAAGCATGTGTGTATTTGCTTGAGCGCATGGAAAAGTCTCGATTTGTGGATCAGACTTCCGCGGCGCCGGCCTGCGTGCAAGCGCAGGCTATTGAAGCGGCGAAACTTTTGCTGGCTGCAACTTGAAATTGAGATTTCGGGGACTTGAACAATAGTTAATTGAGGTAACGACAAATGGCAAAACGCAATTGGCCCCAAGTCGGCGGTAATACTCGACTTGATACCGGCTCTTATCGGTTTAACGAGCCTATCGGCACTGTGTTCTATGTTCGATCCGTTAACGGGGTTGATAGTCCGAATTACGGTGGGTCGCCTGAAAACCCTTTCGCTACGATCAACTACGCTATTACGCAATGTACTGCGGACAACGACGATATCATTCTAGTTTGTCAAGATCATAGTGAGTCGATTTCTGGTGCCGCGGCAATTGCCGCAAGTAAGGCTGGGGTACAGGTTCGCGGGTTAGGTACAGGTAAACGGCGCCCTCTGATTACGCTGCATACTGCGGGTACGACAATCGCCGTTAGTGCGGCGCGGGTTCGATTCTCTAATCTCCGCATTACCTGCGACGTTGACGCGGTGGTTTCGATTTTCAATATCACAGCTGCGGGATGCGAGCTTGACGGAGTGGACGTTGAGGAAACTACGTCATGCGCCCCGTTGCAGTTTGTGCTAACGTCCGCACTTGCGGACGATCTTGTAATTCAGAATTGCCGACACATTATTTCAGGTCAAGCTGCGGCATCACTTCAAGAATGGATTAAGCTCGTCGGTGCAGACCGCGCTAAGATTCTGAATAACTATATCAAGCTAAAGGGGTTTGCTACGTCGAACCCCGCTAACGGAGTTATTGTCGGCGGAACCACGGCATCGCTTGATGTGGAAATCGGGAATAATACTCTGATTACCCTTAACTCTACGGGTGCGATTCCGATTTCGCTTCTAGCGGGTACTACGGGGCACGTATACGGTAATCGTGTTGCGTCCGCTAAAACGGCAATCGCGGGTAGCGTGGCGTGTGCCTCTTGCTATGCGTCGAATAACTATGCGAACCACGTTGTAAATACTAGCGGGGCACTCGACCCCGCGAGTGACTCTTGATCTAGTAGTTACTGTACGGGTGTATACCGTTAACTGAGGTAACTACTAATGATCCAATCGACGCTACGAACAAAGCAGGCGACGTTAGCAGCTGCTAACGACGAATTGATAATGCCCGTAGACGGGGGCGGAGGGGTAGCAGTACAGCTTACGGGAACGTGGGCGGGTACTGTTACTTTTTCCGCGTCCGTAGACGGGACTAATTTCGATCTTATCCCGGCGACTCCTATTGCGGGCGGAGCTACTGTAACCAGTGCTACAGCTAACGGACAATGGACGGCTAATTGTGCTGGGTTTTCTCAATTCAAGCTCAAGCGTACTGTAGCTACCTCAGGTACGGGGCCGGTAGCTACAGTAGGCGCGTGCAATGTAGGCATTAGTGGCGGAGCTACAGTTACCGTCGATACTGAGTTTCCGCCCGCAGCTGCACTAGCGGACAATACTGCGAATCCCACTACTACGTCGGTAGCAGCGTTTGGAATGGTATGGGACGGTGCGACGTGGGACAGGCTACCGGGAAATTCTGTAGACGGGGCGCACGTCACGGAGCAGTTTGCGCCGGCAGCTGAAGATAACACTAACGCTGTCATTGCCACAGCTAAAAAGCCGGTAGCATCTGCAACTTACTCCGCGTCACCCTTTGGCACGTTTCTAACCTCTGTAGCGATTGCGGTTAAGGGGTCAGCCGGCAATCTAATGTCGGTTTACGTATCGAATATCAATGCGGCGGTTCGATATCTACAGATACATAACAAAGCAACCGCGCCGGCAAACCCTGACGTGCCGATTTGGTCCTTTCCGATTCCGGCCGGTAGTGCAACGGTGCCGGGTACGTTAGAGTTAGGTGAGGATTTTTTTGGATCGTGCGGAAAGAACCTCGCTACGGGTATTGCTGTTGGTATCTCGACTACCGCGGCGACTTACACGGCCGCGACTACTACGGATCATTGCGTTAACGGAAGTTACGTATAGTTAACTGAGGTAACTAGGGTGCCTACTTCTAGCGGTGGAGTGCCGGATACTGATAAGGTTCAAGTCGCATACTTGACTTTGAGTCTTACGGGTACGGGTACGGTCGATATCGGAACTGTGTCGGGCGGGGATATTCTAATAGAACGTATTGCGTTCTTTTTGTCCGCGGCTGCTGGTGGTTTGACAAGTGTCGCGGTTAAGACAAATAACGGTACACTCGATACTTTACTTGCGGCGACAATCCTAGCTTTGTTAGGTGTGACTGGAACTAACCTAACAGCGTTCTCCGGCCCGATTGTGCTACCTAACGCGAAAAAGATTCAAGGTATTTTTGTCGGCACTGGTAACGCGGGTACTCTGAGAGTCGCTGTAGTATATCGCCCTCTTGCGGCGGGGGCGGTGATTTCATAATGGGTCGCGTTACCTCAGTTAATCGAGTTGCTAAAAGCGGGCGCGTTTCTGCAAGCGGTCGGGTATCGGCGTCTAGTCGAAACCCCTTCTCCGTCACCGCCGCGCCCTTCGCCCAGAACGGCTGCACCTACCCGTGGTATAACAACTTCGTATTTCCCCATGCCGTCGCCAATTCGACGCGCAACAAGACTCAGATGGCCTTTGAGGCGTCCAGCGGCGGGGCGCGGTTTCCATGCGTTACTTCGTTCAACCACGCGACTAATCAATGGGAGGGTATTTACCAAGCTGGTTCGGGGTGGTTGCAAAACGACGACCACGGCAACCCGGCGCGCTTCACCGACACAAACGGCTATGACCATGTGATCGGCGGCTCGCACAACGACGTAATTCAGCACTCGGTATCCACTGCTCCCAACGACGAAAGTCACTGGTCGCGGCAAGCCACGTTCGGTGGTATAGGCGGATCGTACCCGCACCCCGTCGTGGTCGGCAACCAAGTCTATGTTTTTTACCGCGACGCCAGCGCCATTAACGCCTGCGAACTGATCATCGGAACCTTCAATCCTGGAGGCCGGATAACTTGGGGCGCTGTCGCGGGCATCTGCTCGTTTGGCGTGGGGTTCCGCTGGTACAACATGCGGTGCCAGCTCGTCGGGACAAAGATCCACTTCGTCACGACGAAGGCGGACACCGGCGACACCTACCGCCGCGGCGTGTACTACTGGTACTACGAAACCGCCGACGACACGATCCACAACATTGACAACAGCTTCAGCGTGGCGGCGTCGACAGGCATCACTAGCGGTAACGTTAGCAACTTCCTGCTGATCGACAACAGCGGGAACTTCACGGTCAATTGGGGGCCGGACTGGTGTTATGACTCCGGTGGCAGCAACCGGCATTTCATCTGGTGCGACTCTGTGGACGGCTCTTCGTACACGATCAAGTACCAGTCTTACATTAGCGGCGTCCTCGGCTCCGTTGTGAATCTCGGCACCAGCACGAAAAACCCCAGCCTTGGGATTATCCCGCTCGCGGGCGGTGTGGTGCGTTGTACCTGGACCGAGACGAACGCACTGAGTGAAGTCGATGGCGGCGATATTTACTACGCAGACCGGGCCAGTGACGGGACGAGCGTCACGACGCGCACGCTCTGGCAGGCGAGTGGGGCGACCTACCCGCTTGGCCAGATGGAAGCCGTGCAGAACGCCGTGGCGAGTCTTCGCGCGATCTGGTGCGAGTTCAGCAACGTTGCGGCCACGGAAATCGGCACGTTGAATATGTACGCCTGGGGCGACAGCGGCTATGTCACGCGAGCATCGTTCTCGCCCGTACTCGCCGACTTGCCCACGATCAGCGCCACGCCGGTTACGACAGCGACGGTGGTCAACACGGCCTACACCGGGTTCACGGTGAGCGCCAGCGGCGGCACGGCTCCATACACCTACAGCGTCTTTCAAGGGACGCTGCCCACCGGGATCACGCTGAACGCCAGCAGCGGTGCTGTCGCGGGCACGCCGACGCAGGTTGTCAACACACCGTCGACCATCGTGATCCGCGCGACGGACGCCAACGGACAGGCGGCAGACCTCGCGCCGTTCACGATCCCGGTTGTGGAGGAAGTCGGCATCCTGGGTCACTACGCGGCCGACGACGTGGTGACGACCGACGCGGCCAACACGACGCAGGCGACAAACAATCAGGCCGCTTACTGGTGGCAGGACAAGAGCGGCAACGGTGCCCACGTGAGCATGTCCGTATCAGGCTCGCGGCCGTTGTTCAAGACGGGCGTGCAAAACTCGCTGCCGGGAATTCTCTTCGATGGCAGCGACGACAGAATGCACCTGCCCGCAGACGTTTCGGGCCTCACTTACATTGCCGTTTTCAAGCGGGCCGCGACGGGCATCTTCACCTCGCCGTTCGGGAGCGAAAGTTCTTCCGTTGTTGCGTTTGAAGCCCCGGTCTGGTTTTCGGACAATGTGTTCTATGTCAAGTACGGTGGCACGGAGCGAAATGGCGGCGCGGCCAACACGTTAACCGGGGCATTCGTTACGGCCAGCACGAACAACGGGGCATCAAGCGAGTTGCGGTTGAACGGCTCGACGTTGACGCTGAGCGGGAGCGTGACAGGGACAGCTAAATGCGGCACCATCGGGGACTTGAAGTACAACGGCGGAAACCCGCACAACGGGCACCTGCTGGAGCTGCTCATCTACTCGGACGTGAAGGACGCGACGTTTCTTGATGCGAAGATTGCGGCGTTGCGAACGAAGTGGGGAATCTGATTGAACCAGTTAACTGAGGTAACGCTGGCTCAGAGAATCGCGGAGAATGCTAGGTGTCTTCGATCCCTAGCGTATCTCTGTTGTAACTACATCAAGATTTTGTCTAAGGATGAAAGCGGAGAAGAAACAGATTGGGTTCCGTTCGATCTATGGCCCGCGCAGGTTCCGGTAGCGGAAGCGTTTGATACAGAGCAGTTAGTAGTCGCGTTAAAGGCGCGGCAAATCGGCTGGAGCTGGTTAGGCGAAGCGAAGATACTCAAGCAGAGTATTTTTTACCCTAACTCGCTTTGTTTGCTGTATTCTCTCCGCGATACTGAGGCTCAAGAGTTATTAACGCGATTGGTAGGTATGGAAAGGAATCTCCCGCCGTGGATGCGCCTTGGTTGCAAGGGCAACGCGCATACGCTCGTTTTTGGGAACGGTAGTCGGGTTCGCGCTTTACCGACTACGGCGGGAGATTCCTACACAGCTTCGATTGTCATGGTCGATGAAGCGGACCTAGTTGCGGACCTTGGCACGCTGTTACGGCGGGTTAAGCCTACGGTAGATAACGGCGGGCAATTGCTTTTGATATCGCGAGCTAACAAGGACTTACCTGAGTCGATGTTTAAGCGGATTTACCGCGGAGCGCGTGATGGGGAAAATAAGTATTTTCCGATATTCTGTGATTGGCGTGCTCATCCCGGTAGGACGCAACAGTGGTATGAGGATCAAGTAAAGGACTCTCTAACTAACACTGGCTCCCTTGACTTCGTACATGAGCAGTACCCGAATACCGATATCGAGGCCTTAGCCCCGCATGAACTTAACAAGCGCCTATCGCCCGCGTGGTGCCAAAAAGCGTACGAGGAGTTAACTCAGTTAATCGATATCCCGCCTGAGTTGCCGGGATTGAAGGTATGGGAGCTGCCGAAAGCGGGCACTCGATATGTTATCGGTGTTGACGTTGCCGAAGGAAAGGAAACGAGCGATGATAGCGCGGCTGTTGTCCTCGATACTGAAGGCAATCAGGTTGCGGAGGTACACGCCAAAATTGAAATTGCCGTGTTTGCAGACTTCCTCCATGCGCTTAGCCGCTATTACAATAACGCCGGACTCATGGTTGAGCGCAACAACCACGGGCACGCGGTTATCCTCGATTTGAAAAACCGTAAGGCACGGCTCCTACATTCAAGGCGCGATAAGAATGTCGGGCACTTGTCCGACTCACGGGGTAAAGCTGAAATGTACGCCAGTATGGCGGAACATTTGAAGGATGAGAAAACGAAAATTCGATCCTCTACCGCGCTTTATCAGCTGATGAGCATTGAGCGCAGTACGCTACGCGCCCCGGAGGGTCTGTTGGACGACGTTGCGGACGCCTACGCGATTGCTTGTGTTGCGCTGGAGCGTCTCGCGGTAACTACCGGAGGCTCTTTCGAGTTAATTTAATGAAACTCTTTTTCCACGATATCGCTACTGATGAATTAACTAAAGCTATGTCGAAAGAGGGTGCGGTAGAGCTTGCGTACAAGCGCTTGGAAAAAGAGTACGGGACTAATCACGTTAAGCGTGTCAAGACCCCCGATAAGGACGTTGCGACGTTCCTAGTGATGCGACTTAATGGACGTTGGTATCAGGCGACGTATGAGACGGGCGCCGTGAGTGTAGAAGTACATGAGGACTGGTCAGAGGAAACTGCGGAGGAGTTACTCCGCAAAATGCAGGCGGCGCGGAATGCAAGATTAGAGCTTACAGAGAAGCTTGAGGGTTCGGCGGGGTGGAAACGAGTTAACTGAGGTAACTATGCCGGATACAATCGATACCCACCCGGTGCAAACAGGGGACCGTAGAGGCGGGCGAATCTCTACTAAGGTTACGTTAGCCGCGTACGAAGTTTACAAAAAGTTATTTGGAGAGCAACAAGCGCTGATTGCCGGAGAATGCAGGGGAGGGTTTGGTACAGGAGAGCTAATAGCCTTTTTGTATGCTAAGACTTTCCCTGTAGCAGAGTGGTACGATAGATTTCACGAGGCTTTAGAAGGTGCAGAGCGTTTGGGTTAACTCAGGTAACGTCATGAGTAAATTAGGGCAATGGATCGATAGAGTTACGGGACGCGCAGAACTTCGGGAGCAAGTTAAAGAGCTTGCGAACAAAGTTGCGGACAGTTCGTCTAATATCGTACTGTTGCAACAGGCGCTTGCGGGTAAGTTTGTCGGCTATTGGAGTTCGGACCACTTTCAGGAATCGAAGCAGTATAAGGGGCACGTATACTGCGCTATCTCGACTATCTTAGATCAAATTGTTCAGGCTACGGTAGAGCCGGCGGAGCTGATTACTAAAGATCATGCGATGTACGAAGCGGTTCACAGCCCGAACCCGGACCAATCGTTAGCGCTGTTTAACGAAATGCGCGTTTTGAATCTCATGCTAACGGGTATCAGCGTAACGTGGGTAGTAGAGAACAAATCAAGCGGTATCGCGGAGCGGTATTCGATCCCTACTGGCATGTTGGCGCCTACGCGCGACGGTTTCCGCGTGACGCTTACCGCGATGCAGGGGGTAACGTGGTCAGAATACCCCGTTAAGCTGTTTTCGATTCTCGCGGAAATGATCCCGTATGAGGAGTGTCAAGTAGTTAGGCTCCCTGCGCCTATGCACCTAGGCGACGGCTGGAGTCCTACTAGCGCTATGGCAGGGTGGATCGATCTAGCGGACCAGATTGATAATTCCCGGTATAACCTCATGGCGAAGGGAATGCGCCCCGGAAGCAAGATTACGGAAACAGCAGACGCGGAGCTATCGCCGGAGGATCGTGACAGATTCAAGAAAGAGCTACGAAGCGTGCAGAGCGGGTCAGAGAATGCGGGCGAACACTTGTATGTTCCGCGCGGCTTAGTTATGGAACCGTGGGCGCTTACCTCGAATGACTTAGACCACGTTAACGGCTGGTCGCAAATCCGTGATGCTATCTATGGCGGGTACAAGGTTCCGCCGGTTGCTGCGGGCATCATGGAAGCGAGTTCCCACGCGGAATTTTACGCCGCGATGTTACAGTTAACTGAGTTAAGGATACAGCCGATTCTATGGCGCCTCGCAATGTCGGATAAGCAAGTATTCGCGGACTATTTCGATGATGTACCGGAAGAGTTCATGTACCGCGCTCACCGGGTAGACGATCCAGACCAAAAGAAAGATACCGCTAAGACGATGAAGGAAATCGGTGCCTTCACGGATAACGAGATTCGGGCCGTTATGGGATATCCCGAAAAACCGGGCGGGGACGAAATCCCCGCGGCACGCGAGCAAAAAATGCAAGAGCAAGCTAACGCCGCGAAACAGCAAGGGGCACAAACGGAGTCGAGTTCCGGGAGTTCAAACCCCGCGGACGTAGGTACGCGGGCGGGAGCGGGGAGTAACGGAAAACATTTGTCAAGCTAATTTTTATTAATTTATGAAAATCACTATTGACTTTTGTAATACAATGTGATACAATGTATAAATGAGTTATACTAATGCTCCTGATAGGCGTAACGCGGAAAGAGATTCTGTTTAACGACGGAACTACGCTCCGCGTACCTAACGGCGCTAAGGTAACTCGACTCCCGCAGGGGTGGAAAATCTCCCGCGGGCAAATTGACGTTGGACTCATCGATTTTGAATTCCGCTGGCATATCTTAAATCGACTTGCGCAATGGTTTGGCGACGGTCGCGAATATAGTTAACTGAGTTAATTCGTGAATGAAACTTTGACGCTTCCCGTTGATAACTTAGACGTTATCCGGTGCCAAGTCGGGTTCAAGGTCGATTGTAATACAATCGACCGTGAAGGCGAGAAGTTTGCGCCCGGGTCGATTCAACTTGCGAATCATCAAAAAATTCCCATTGCATTGTTCACGCATGATAGAACGCTCCCCATTGGTCTAACGGAGAATCGGGAAACTAAGTCGTACACTATGGCGTATGACTCAGGTACTAACGTCGTTGACGGCATTATCAGTTTCGATCAAAGTAACTGGGACGCCATGTCCGTATTCGACATGGCATACAATGGTATTTGTCGCGGGGTTTCGCTGGGCGGGTTATGGCGCGCGAACCGTGACGGGGTAATTGAGTCCGCGGAAATTGTAGAAGTGTCCTTATGCCTACTCCCGGAAAACCCTGATGGTTTGGTCGAGTGGGTTATGAAGTCGATTAAGCATCCTATCGAGGTTAGCCCGAAGATTATACAGGCAATGCGCCGCTATTTACCCGCGGAGAAAGTTACAATGCTTATCGGAAAAAGCTTGAAGATTAAAGAGGAAGCTAAGACGGAGGAAAAGAAAACAGAAACCTCCGATACGGAGAAGAAAGTGGAGACAAAAACGAAATCCGTAGACGATCCAAAAGACGCGGACGATGAGGAAGAGACTCACGAAAGTCCGCCCGGCGCGAAAGCGCTTGATACCTACCATTCGATGAATCTAGCGATGTCCGTTGAATGTGAGAAAATGTGTAAGGGACTGGAACCTAATACGCCGGCGCATGAGCATATGAAGGCGATGGTAGAACACCACAAGGAACTTGCGGAAGATACCCGCGAAGTTCACGGTAAGACGTACCCCGATGAGGAAGAATTGAAAGCGGATGAAGGCGCGGCCCATGATATCCCGGTTGAGAATGTTAAGCGCCTGAAAGAGCTTGAGCGGGAATTCAAGCTCGTTCATAAGGAATTGGAATCCCAACAGAAAGAAATCGATTCGCTGAAGGCTAACCGCAAGAAAACTGTCCGTTAACTTAACTGAGGTAAGTCCCTATGGCTTCGTCCGCTTTGGAAAAGATTCGACTTGCGCAGAAGCGTAACCGGCGCGGTTTGGAAGAAATGAAGTCCCCGCGCCGTCCGGACGCTACCGCAAGTAGCGTGCTTGACTATCACCGGAAGCAACTCAAGCGCGAGCGCGCCGCCAAGGTGGCGCCGTATCGTAGTAGCGGGCACTTCCTCCGGGATGTTCACGCGCTGTACACTGGTAAGTCAATGTCGGAAGCGCTCAAGACATACGATAAGGCGTATGTCGATTACCGCGAAAAAACCCTCAAGCAGTATGAGGGTAAGGCGTTCCCCGCGGCAATGAATGAATCGATTATGAGCGATGGCGGGGTAATGGTGCCCCCGCAGTTTGCGAATGAAATCCTACTGCGCGTTTATGAAGATGAAATGCTTTCGCGGGTCCGGCTGTTTAACCAGCTGACTAGTAACACGCTCTCGATTCCTGCGATTGATGAAACCTCCCGCGCTGACGGGAGCCGCTTCGGTGGTGTTACGTCGTACTGGCGCCAAGAGGGTCCGCCGAGCGCGCTTACCGCGAGCAAGCCGAAAGAAAAGAATGTTAACCTGAAATTGGAGACGTTGTACGTCTTTACGAAGGTTACAACGGAAATGCTGGAAGATTTTCCGGTACTGGAAACCTTCCTTTCGGATATCGTCGCGCAGGAGTTTCGATTCCGTATCGGCGATTCCGTGGTTAACGGCGACGGAGTAGGCAAGCCGCAAGGTTTCCTTAACTCCCCCTCCCTCAAATCGATTGCCGCGGAAACGGGACAAGCCGCAAGTACGATCCTCACGGATAACGTCTTTAAGATGTGGTCTGGTATGTGGCACGGTTGCCGCAAGAATGGCGTTTGGTTCGTCTGCAACAACGCATGGCCGCAACTGTTCAAAATGACGGTTGGAACGATTCCGATTTTCCTCCCGCAGCATACGGTAGACGGCGCCCCGTACCCGACTCTTCTCGGGCGCCCGGTTATCGAAACTGAGTTCCAGCCGGACCTTGGCACGGCCGGGGATATCGCGTTTGTCGATCCTACTACGTTGCTTTACGCAACGAAGGGCGACATTCGTAGCTTCTCCTCGATGCACGTTTACTTCGATCAAGGGTTGCACGCCTTCCGGTTTGAAATCCGTATCGACGGTAAGAGCTGGTGGAACTCGAAGCTGACGTTGAAATACGGCAGCTCTAACACTGTGTCGAATATCGTAACTGTGGCCGCGCGTTAACTGAGGTAACGGAAACGCTTAACTGAGGTAACTACTAACATGGTTAATGCTTTGCTGGCCGAACGCACCCATGCACTTTGGGTAGGCGCTTCGATCAATCTGACGGGCGTCGGAATGACTTCGCTGTGGATCAATGCGAAGAATGCCCGGCGCTTCACGATTTACCTTATCAAAGGTGCGTGGGCTTCTGCTACTCCTGCCTTCACACTGCTGCAAGCAACGTCGAACGCGGGCGCTGGGTCGAAGGCGCTTAACTTCGATAGGTACTGGAAGTACACCGGAGCACAAACGGCGGGAGTCGATATCCCGACCGAAGTTGCAGTAGCCTCTACCAATACCTTCAATCTGGCGAATCAGGCTAACGAACTGGTTTGGCTCGAATTCATGGCAACGCATATGGACTTCAACAACGGCTTTAACCACTTTGGTTTTACCGTCGCTGATCCGTCCGCTAATGACATTCTGGCCGCGCTGGTTCTCGCTAGTGACCTTGATCACGAGGCTTATCCGACGCGCCAACTAACCATGCTGGATTAACTTGAGCGTATCCCGTTCGCCAGATATGTTTACCGATGTAACATCGTATAAGAGTTTTATACGGGTGTCGGGAACCAGTCTGGATACGGTGTATGCAACGTATATCCAAAGTGTTACGGCGTTTATTCAAAGTTACTGTCAACAAAGGTTTGTACGACCGGCGAACCCTTTGACGGAGTACGCAAGCCCGAAAGGCGTCGACTACATTGTAACGCGACAACGACCTTTATATACTGTATCGTCGCTGTATTACGATGCTAACGCGCTTTTCGGGCAAGCTACTAACGCCTTTCCCGCGGAATCATTGCAAGTATCAGGGGATGATTATACGATCAAGTGGGATTCTTTCGACGTAGTTAACTCAGTTAATTATGCCCGCGGTGGAATCATTTACTTGCTCAACGGGCAAGGTGGCGGTAGGAGCGTAATTCGAGGGGATCGACTAACACGGACCCTTGAACCCGCACAAGGTACGATCAAGCTAACATATGTCTGCGGGTTCCCCGATAACGCTTTTCCCGCCGATCTTGTAATGGCGACGATGGTGCTAACGCGGGCGCTTGAGCTTACTGCAAAAAATGCGGGGTGGGCACCTACCTCAGAGGGGACCAAGTTTTACAATTATGCGCTGTCGGAGATTCTGAACCGGGAGCTACAGGCGCAGTCGATTCTCCGAACGTATAAAGGACTTGGCTTAAGTGTCGTATAATGCTTGACGCTCGAATGATGGCGGATACCGTTGTACTGTATCTAGCTCCGTCGTACACGGACGACATACAGGGGGCACCTAAGCTCGATATTGCGAGCCTTGGAACGGGGACAAGTTGCGATGCGCACGTAGGAATATCGAATGCTGCGGTCGATATGGAGAATCAGCAAGAGGGAGAATTAGTAGTTTGGGAGATTATGGTTTTCATGTCTCAGGTAACGCCGAACATGAAAGCGGTAGTCAAGATTAACACAATGGGCGGGCAAACGCTGAACAAGTACGCGCGGGTTTTAGCATTTGAGGAAGTATTCCCGCCGAATAGCATGATTGAGCCGTACTACGTTATTACGTGCCAGGAATCGCGGGAGACGGGTTAAATGCCAGGTCAACCCATCTACTCGATTATCCGGGCAATTAAGGATGACGCTTTTGCATCGGATAATGCGTTAGTTGCCGCGACTACGGGCGGGTTTGAATTTGAAATCGATACACCGGGAACCGCCAAGCCGCGGATTGTGTATTCCTTACCTGACGGCTCGATTCACGATACGCGGGGATATTCGGCATCAGGGGTACGGACGTTAAAGAGGGAGTACATTTTCCTCTTTACGATCTATGCAAACTCCCTCGATTCCCTCGATTCAATCATTGGCTTACTGGCATCACCTACGGGGCAATTCGAGGGCCGGGTATATACGCTGCGGAGCGGGGAAGTATCGGGTGGTAGTCGCTGGCTAGAGAATGACCGGCGCTTGTTCCGTAATAAGGTAAAACGCGGCGAGAATGTGGAGTATGAGTGGGTCTACGAAATGTGGTATCACACAATTGTAAATTCGCCGCAAGGATATTAACTGAGGTAACTACTAATGGCTGTCGCCACTCCGGTATTCGTAGAATCATACGTCGGCAAGCTCCTAGTTGGCGGAGTTTCCGGCGTTTGCCTCAGTTTGATTCGATGGCGCTTGTTCCTACCTGAGAACAAGAAACGTCTCGATAACTATTGTCTTTATCCTATGTCCGCGGTTAACGTCACCCCGACATACGGGAAGTTCGAGGGCGGTTGGGATACTGCAAACCCGCCCCACGCTACCTCTACGGGCGGCGCCTACGGAATCGTGTACGGCGCTACTCTTTCGATTTACATGGGCATTAACGGGACGACGGACGGGTATCTAGGAAGTTTTAAGATTACCAGTGAAGAAATCGGCCATTCTATGATCGAAGGTGCGGACTTTGCATTTACGGCCGATTTGCAAGGTTCGCTGACACGTTATCCGGCGACGTAAACCTATGGACTACTCACAAGCGCTAGGCAATTTCGGATTCAAGTATACGCTTAACTGGCGGGGAAAAGATTACCTCTTTTCCTTTATGTCGGATAGGCAACGCTCATGGTTTGAAACGTGGCTCAAGCAAAGCGAAATTGAGGAAATCGAGACTAACGAATATATCACAAGCGCCGAGCGCTTGGAAATGAAAGAGCGGTTTATCCGCAATGTTAAAAACGGTGTATTTCGATTTGGCGCGGATAGGTACGTAGAAGCTATGGGCACTCCGGAGGGGCGCAATCGGTTTGTCCTAATGCTGCTAGTGGAGAATCACCCGGAGCTACGAACCTCCGATATCGAGGCTATGGGCCGCGAGAAGCGCCGGGAGCTAACGGCTATCGTGACTCTCATTGACGTTGAATCGTCAGTCGAATTAACTCAGGTAACGCCTAAGGATAAATCGATATTGCTTGAGCGGGTGTACGGTCGATTCGCGCTCCCGGAGGATCAAGGTGGGTTAGGTATGAGCATTGAGGAAGTGTCTTGGCTAACGGATAAACAAAAGATTGCGTTAGTCGATGAATCGAGGCGCCGTACGGACCCGGACGCGGAAGCGAAAGAGAAGCGCCAGCCGTACAGCGCGGAAGAGTCGGCGAAGATTGATAACCTCCTCCGTCAACATGAGCTAGTGAAGTAGTGCCGACAACGGTAGGACCGTTACAGACGTTTCCGGGCGCATCGACGGGAACGCTTGAACGCGAGCTAATGAAGCTCACTACTACGATTGCCGCGGCAAGCGGAAATCATGGTAGCGGGGGCGGGGCTAATCTTGCCTCGAATGTCGGAGGGGGCGCAATAGCGGGCGGGTTACTTGGCGGACCCGCGGGCGCCGGTATTGGTGCGGCGCTTGGCGGTATCAAATCTATTTTCGATCTTATCTCCTCCCTCCCTAGCTCATTTAATGCGCCTAGCGCAATCATCTATAAGAACACGCTGAACGACATTAGCGGGGTAATCGGCAATACGTTAGTACCCGTGTTCCGTATCTTCAATTCGTCAGCGCGGTTTGTAGGTGACACACTTGCAACGGTTGCCCCTCGATTCTATACGTTGTTTGAACGTATAGAAGCGGGGTTTAACTCCCTCAAGCCGGTATTTGATGACGCGCAAACTATCATTATCGCGGTAGTCGATTCTACTGCGGACCTAGTAGGAAGTTTATTCGATGTAACGAGCAGTTTGGACGAAACTACGGGAGGGGTAGGCACGTTACGAGACGTTGTACAAAGTCTCGGCCGTGCTACCGTATTCACTATTGAAGCCGTCCGCAGACTAATTCAGAACATGCTTATTTTCCGTGACCCCGCAATGGCAATCGGCACTACTATTGCGCAGTGGGGCGACATAGTACAGCGCACGAACGACGTACTAGACCGCGCCGCGCACACTCCACGGCGTAGCAGCGTAGGTGCCGGTACGTACACGGCCTCATACATGGATTTAGAGAGCTACGAAAAGAAAATACGGGAGTCCGCTTTTTCGATGGGGCAGGGTATTAGCTCCGCGTTCGATAAGGACCAGCGCGAAAAAGGTATGGCCCGCGACATTAACAAGATTGCGGAGAATACATCTAATCTCGACAAGTTTACTAAGTTCATGGGGGACATGAACGAACAAATCAAGCGTATACAGGATGAACACTCCTCTAATCAGAGGCGCAATAACTAATGGGGTCGATTACCTCAGTTAATCAGTTAATGGAAATGTTCGACCCGCAATTTACGTGGACGGCGGGGGTTGATCGCGCTTTTGCTACCATGTCGTTTCAGGCGCGTACGGATACTAACGGGAGCTGTGACCCGACGAAACTGGAAATGGGGTACACAGAGGATGCTGGGACGAACAATAAAATCACGCTCGATAACTTACATCAGGCGTTGCAGCTTATCCTACCTGTAGTTGGAGTTGATATATCGAAAACCGGAGTGAATACGTACCGACTCCGACGTAATAAGCCGATCATGTTCCCGTACCGCGGGCAGGTATACAGTACCGACAATAGCAAGTATGAGGACTGTTACGCCTACTACGCGCGTACTGCCTCGATTCGTGGGGGTGGGGGTGGGGAGGTTTCACTATCCGGCGGGAGCTACAATAGCAAGCTGAAGCCCGCGCCGACTAACTCGACTTATCGCCCGGAATCCCCGAATTACTTTCGGCAACCGTATTATGAAATCGCCGTAGACTTTGAACCTGTAGAATACCCGGTACTGAAAGATAGTGAGATAACACAATCGACGCTTGCAGTACCCGCGCACATTCGCGGATATTACCCACCTGATGTACTGCCGGATTTCCCGGATGGACAAGTAGCGGCCGGCGCGAACGCCGACGTATGGGCGGAGTGGTCACGTAACGCTATCATTCGATTTAACCCGTACCTTGACGTTTTAACGCTTGAGGGTGGGCAGCTCCAGTTTGTCGAAAACCCGAACCCGAACCCGCAAAACGTGACGTATTTAGGGCAGGCATTCCCCGTACCTCACAAGCTGAACGAGACGAAGGGGGTTTTGTACGTCGAATGGCGCGACGTACCCGCGGACTTCATTTTAGACGCTCACGGTTTACCCCGTATGTTTCTCCGAGCGTTAGGGAAAGTTAACTCTCAAGAATTTCTCCATTGCCGAAAAGAGACGCTACTCCTCCGCGAAATGCCGGAGCTAAAATCGAAGCCGTACGGCGCCAAATATGGGCAATATCTTTTCAGCGGTAACTCGCGGGCGATGTTTTTCCCATGGCTCTACGATGTAGTGATGAAGTTTATCTACTTCGATCCTGTACCGGGTAACACTGGCGCAACACATTTCGGGCATAACATCTTTGCGCCGAAGGGCCAGCAATATTACTTGAATGCTACGCGCCCTCCGGGTAACGAGGCGCCCATGAACCCTAATAACCCTGCGATTGCATCGAACCCGCAGCTGTTTTCGTCGTTCGATTTCTCTTGGCTGTTCCAGTACGCGGAAACATGGTAGGACGGACGGAAAGAGAACTGATAGCCCGTATCGAGGCACTGGAGCGTCAATCGAGGCAGATTGACGTATCGCCGGAGCTACGTCTACAGAGTGGCGCGTGGGGACACTCCGTCTCTCAAGAGAAATACCCGCGGAAGCTGGTACAGGTAACTGAGGTAATTCGTGAACTGATTTTCGACCGATACACTGGTGGCGCCGGGACTAATCCTATCGGGTATTTCTACAATCACTCATGGCGGGTTGTGGAGCACGATAGGGTTAGCGGTATACTCCGCGACACGGCCGCGGCGAACGATAGCGTTAGCGGGTCCGGCGAACTTATCGCGGTTGAAATGGGGTATCGAAACCTCCGCACGTTGAATAATACTCAAATACCCGTTGGAACGAGAGTAGAAATATACCGGCAGGATGACAGGGAAGGGAGCTGGTGGTATGCTGACATCGACCCCGCGTCCGCGAATGCGTTTGTGTGTATCGTCGGATACGTCACGGATCAAGAGATATCCGGTAGTAACTGTTCTGGTTCGGGCAGCTGTGACCCTTGCAAGCCGATTTATCATTACGGGATTCTTCAAACTTTCGATCCTCTATGCGAACAATGGGTCGATGGTAGCTGTGTGTGGGTAATAGAGAAAATCGGTAGGCGCCTCGAAACGGGAATGAGGTATCGTGCGGATCGAATTGGCACGGCGCCGGCATTCCTTCAAGCGGTTATTCTCCCGCCCGGTTCCCCATCGTGCGGCGATAACCCGCCCTTGTACTGCCACGATATGGGATATCCGACACGGACAATTTTAGTCGGGGATCGAATCGGGAAGTTGTGCCCCTCCGGAAGCGGCGGGGATTCGTTCAGCCTTGAACCCGATAATTTAACGTGGTACTACGGCACTGCGCAGCGCTGGGACGATGTAGCTTGCGGCTGGGTTGTAATCGAGGATGTGATAGTAGCCGCAGGTAACGGTTGCGGGCTTAACTCAGGTAATCGAGTCGCGGCGCACTTTAATAAGATGATGCTAGATTCGCACGTAGGCGGGTCTGGCGCGCTCGATTGCGTACCGTCGTATATTCACGTACCGGAGAAAAAAGCGGGGGTATACACTGCGGAATGTTGTTCTGGTGGCGGGGTTCGATTTTACACGTACACCGGCAATTGTAATGAGGTATCGTTACTGGAATGCGGTTGCACGGGCGGGAGTACATCCGGGAGCGGCTCGATATGCGGACATTGGGACGCTGTACCCGCACAATATCAGTTTACACTTACCGGGATTACGGGAACGTGTCTTAACTGCCTTAATTATGATGCTACTTGGGTACTTGACCATACGGCGCCCGGTAGCAATACGTGGCAAAAGGACGTTTCAGGATCGAATTTAGGTTGCCCCGGATTGAACCCGACTACATTCTCCCTGACTTGCGTTGACCCTTACATGATCCTCGATATCGGCGGCGCGCAGTATCGACGGCTACTTTCCGCGTGGAACGTGTTCGGTTCTAATTCTATGGATTTGTTCGGTACGACAAACCCCGCTTGTACGGGGTGGCCCGATCCCGTAGTGGTAACTGCGGTATGATAACAGAATTTCCCGATTGCCCGAAAGCTGGTCCTACGATTCGCGAACATCCGGGGCGCCGTATGTGCGAATCCCCACGCATGGATATTCGATCCGTGGGAGTTGATGCGCAATTCTGTAACTCCTGTATTTACCGGGAGCGGCATCTAGCGGAAGCACGGGCGGGGGTAGTTACCTCAGTTAACCCCCTACGGCGTCGTATTAGCTTGCCCGTTAACTATCGGCAGCGTCCGTGCGCGTGGGAGGGTCCGATAGTTCAATGGTGCCCGCGCGAGGAAGAAACCCGGCACATTCGGCATTGTAACCATGAGACAGCGCTCGCGGACGGTAAGACACATTGCGCCCGTCAGCTCGATTTACCCCCGTTGCACGTTCAACGTTGCGCGGAGTGTGCAAGCTATGAAGTTGATTTCCCGTTGCACTTCGATCATTACAACTTGGCGCCTAACGTCACCGGCAAGAGGTTCAACGCCGGGCTAACGCAATACGGCGACGAATACTTGCTCGCGTGGCGCAACGGCTGGGCGGGGAGTCGAATATACTTAACTGAGGTAACTAGTAAGTTCACATTAGGAAAAACCTACGGCCCGCTGAACCTTGAACATACTGAGGCCAGTTTCGGGCATGAAGATGCGCGGCTATTCTGGCATAACGGAGACTTGTACGTCGCGTTTATCGGCGTGGTAGGCGGTACGCGAATACGGCATACCTCACAGTTATATGCTCGTTTGAATGACAAGTTAGAAGTCGCAGAGGTATTTTATCCGTATTACAAGAATCGGAACCTATGGGAAAAGAATTGGAGCTTTTTCTCCCATGACGGTAACTTGTACGCGGTGTATTCGATCAACCCGCACCGTGTACTAAAAATAGAAAAAAATTCCGCGTCTCTTGACTTTGATACGGGAATATGGTACAATGGATGGACTGGTGGGGATATGCGTGGTAGCACTCCGCCAGTGCGAGTAGGGTCGGAGTATTGGGTGTTTTTCCATGACAGAGTGTTAGGCCAGAATCGGAAACAGTGTTACCGAACGTGGCTTTACACATTCGAGGCGCAACCTCCGTTCCGCCCTACTCGCATATTGAAATCACCTTTGATATCCGCGGACGCACAAACTAACCTCGATAACTACGCGGATGTGATTTTCACTTGTGGCGCGGTCCTTAACTCAGGTAATTGGTATTTGTCAAGTGGCGTGCATGATCGATATACGGAAATACGTCGATTCACGCACGCTGAGCTAGTGGAGGGGTTACTCCCGGTGCCAAGCTAGGGGGTACGATGATTTTCGGCGAAGGTACGGCCGATGCTTTAACGTGGACAGTAGTAGTAGCTTCGGTAATCTCCCTAATCGGGAACATATGGCAGTTAACCGTCAACGCGCGGGTTAAGCTGGCGGAGACAAGGAACAGCTTGGAGATTGCGTTACTTAAAAAAGAGTTAGAATATAAAGAGAAAGAGCTTGAGGAAACCCGGCGCGAATTAGCGGAGCTAAAGGGGCACCGATGAAGTATCAAGCCCGATTTATGCTGTGGTCGGGGGTACTGGTTACATCACTGCTAACATCGTTCGCCATAGGACGGTTAACACATAGAGAATCGAGAATGAACGCAAAGTATCTTGAAGGTAGAGCATTGATTGCGCAGGGACAAGGGAAGCTAACGGCGGCGCGGGACGCTTTTCGTAAATCGGCGGAACTCGATACCGATAAGATGCCAGCGCTTACGGGTGTAGTTCAGTGCGACGTACTGTTAGGTGACGCTCCCGAATTCAAGGAAGATTGGAAAAAGCTCCTGATACTTGGCACGGTCGAAGCTAAGGCCGAAGCGCATTTTTGGCTTGCAATCTGGCACTGGCGTAAAAAAGATTACGCACCTGCCTTGCATGCTTTCGACGTGGCAATCTCGTTCAATCATCCCGACGCGCCAGCTAACTTGGCTCAAATGCGATTGGAGATGAATTGATGTGCGTGGTTCAATGGAACGGGTTTCAGTGGATCGTCACAGAGGACAATTGCCCGACGGGGCAGCATTGCGTGATACCCACGCAACCCGGTTCCGTACCCTTTGAATACGCGATTGTCGATTGTGCCGCTTAACTCAGGTAATTGCATGTGGACACTGAGTCAGTTAAGCCAGATACCACGCGGGAGGAAGATAGGAAAACCGCGGGACAACGGCGGATCAACGTAATTTGGGAGACAACGCAAGCTATCATCGCAGTTACGATTACACTGGCGTGTATCTATACTGCGGCAACTAAGATCGAAGCAACGGTACTTAGTAATGCGTTCTTCCTTGTAATTGGCTTCTACTTCTCGCGCACAAATCACCAGCGCGTCGGGGGAGTCGGAGCGGATGCTAGGGAATCGAGGTAGGCAATGTCATTTATTGGAATTTTGTTTTGGCTACTGATGATTTTCGCCCTACTCTTCGGTGGGTACTTTGGTTTCGCCGCGGGGTCCGCGGGACGCCGATATTACGGGTTCTCGTTTCTGTTGTGGGTATTGCTTGCGTTGTGCGGGCTCGGCATTTGGGGTAATCCGTTCTCTGATGCGCGCCCGGTAGTCGTACAGGAAAGAATTGTGCGCTAATCGTGTTAGTGGTGTATTTCGTTAGGTAGTTAACTGAGGTAATCAATGGCGGACGAAAAACCGTTGCCGAGTGGCGATAATACCCCGACACTGAGCTGGCAGCAGCTCTTGCAAACCGCAATTCAGTTTGTTGCGGCATTCTGTGGTGCCATGCTGCCGATTCTCGCGGGAACAAACGATATCGGGGTACGGACGATCCTATGGGCAGTATGTGGAGCGTTCATTGCGGCGGTTGCATCTTACGGAGGTTCACACCTTCAGCTACCGGAAACGAAACGTAAGCAATAGGGGCAATTAATGAGACGAAGTATCCTAGTTTCGATCCCGTTCGCGCTGTTGCTAGTCGGTGGTTTGTTCGTACTCCGCGCGGACGATCCGAAACCGATTCCGCCACCCGCGGAGCCTAGCTTTGCAGAGTACGATAAGGCAGTAGCGGTTATCAAGGCATTCGAGGACGCGCTTAAGAAACGGGAGCTGGGAACCGGATACGGTATCGGGCGCCAAGGTCCGCCCGGCCCTCCGGGTCCGCAAGGTCCGCAAGGTATTCCAGGTCCGCAAGGTCCGCCGGGTAAAGATGCGCCTATACCGGGTCCGAACCCGGCACCTACACCGACTCCCGCGGCAATCACACAGCCGCTACATATCCTCATTGTGTACGAATCCGGGGACGCTAGAGCAGAACGTGGGGCGCTATTGAGCAATAAAGAGTTACAGGCACGTATCAAGTCGAAGGGGCACACTTGGCGCGACGTTGATAAGGACGTTATTGACACGGCGACGGGTAAGACACCTACGGACTTGCTTGTATGGTTTGCGAAAGCTAAGACGTTTCCGACGATGTTTATTGTCGATTCTAGGGGGCTTACCTTGTATCAAGGCGCCCCGACTGACGCAAAGGGTTTGATCGATCTGCTAACGAAGTTCGGAGGATAAGAAATGCACCTATTTAATCGCCTGCACAATCATAAGATCGTGCGCCAAGCTATCACGGAGAAAGAGCCGGATAGCCCGATTCTACACCACCCGTTGCTCTTGATCTTTACTGAAGGCAAGATTGCAAACGCGATGACGACAGCTGCGCAAGAGGATGAAGTCCTGGCTACGGCTATCGATGATTCCGGCTCCGCGGATGAGAAAGTCGCCGCGGGCGGGGTGCAAGGTCTGCTCCAGTGGATTCTCGATAATTGGGGTACGATTTCAGGGATCATTGCTGACATTCTGAAGATGTTCCACCTAGGCGCGGAGCCTCCGGTAATGAAAGCTGCGGTTAAGAAAAAGGAAGCGAAACCCGAACCGGAGGATAAAGAGGAGCCGGAGCATAAGGCGCCAAAGCCCCACACCCCGGCACACCCCCACGCGACCCTACCGAAGCACCACAAGTAAGAACGGATTTACACTTAACTGAGGTAATCGAAGATGTATTCAGTTGTGTTAATGCTCAGCCTTTCGGGTTCTACTGTCACTCCCGCAGGCAACCCGCAAGCTACTGTAGGATGTACGGGGTCAACGGTTCGATACTCCGCGCCGGCAGCGGGTTGTAGCGGTGGTACGCTGCAATCGGCGCCGGCCACGGGGTGTTCTGGCGGCGCAGCTCTCGGCTTGCGGGGTCGATTTGTGGCGCGTAGAAGTACGGGGCCACTCCGTCGAATTGTCGCGGCAGTTTTCCCGCAACGCGCTCCGGTTGCGTGGAATCCAAACGTGCAAATCGTTGCCTCAGATTTCCCGCAGCCTGCGGAAGCGCAGTACACGAACCCCGTAACCGTTGTTACGGGGTATCGGCAGGTGTGTAACGGGCAAACGTGCTACAACGTGCCCATTACTGCGACGTATGCGAGGATGCCACGGTCTCAAGAATAGGACGGGTGGGTAAAGGTTTCCGACGTAGCGCCGTAGTGCTGGGTATGGTACTTGGCGCGACCGAGTACCGTAGCTTTGACCGGGGCGCCCGCGTGGTAAAACCGCGTGCGGCGCCCATCGAATACCCGGACGACTCCGGTGATTGTGAGGGTAGCGGGCTTCCATCCGTGGACTACGCCGATGTATCGATCCCCGGAGATAAGCTCCTCGATTTGAACTGTATCCCCGCGGCGTACGTGTATCTGTCCCAGCGTTCCGAACTTTTGCGTTGCCATGATTTCAACCTCGATTTCAATTCGTTAACTGAGGTAAGTATACCCCGTATCGGCACGTTGTCAAGGGGTTTTTCGGAATTTTTCCAAGAAAGGCGTAAGTCCTTATGGATTCGATTATTGTGGACGGGGTAGAGCGGTTCATGGGGAATCGCCGGATTGACAACGTGCCGCGCACGTACCGCTGGCAGTACGTGCCAGATAAGGTGCCGATTATCCCGAAAGATCAATGGGAACCCGTCGATTTGGTCGAATGGCTCCCGCCCGTCAAGGATCAGAATGGTATCGGCGCGTGTAATGCGTTCGCCACGGTCGAAGTCGCGGAGACGTGCCGCGCAGTACAGGGATTGACGTACCTTAAGCTGTCTCCCGGATACCTGTACGGGTGTATCAACGGGCAGCAAGATCAAGGGTCGATGCTTGAGGATGCAATGGCGTGGATGGTGAATCACGGCACTTGCCTTTCCTCGACTACCCCTGACCTTGCATGGCGAAAAAACCAGTGGGGCGCAAACTCAGCTGCGGAAGCGGGGAAATATCGATTCCTCGAATGCTACGTATGCCCGGAGGGTGTGGATTTAATCGCGTCGATGGTTTCCGCGCTTATGGACGGGTTTGTACTCGATACTGGCGCGCTGTGGTACAACTCCTATAACCCGGATAAGACTACGGGCCGGCTCCCGAAACAGAAAAAAGGTCTGGCCGGCGGTCATGCATTCTGTGTCTACGGGTTCGATCTCGATACCGATGGCGTATGGTTTAAGTTCCGCAATTCGTGGGGTGAGAGCTGGGGACAAAACGGTAACGCTCTGATTCATGAATCTGCGTACACAAACGATATCGGCGGTATTTACGCCTGTCGCTCTTTCTCCGATCAAGGATCGAATTTCCCACAACCGGTGAGCAATGCCCCGAATACCGACGATAACGGGAACCCGTAGCCCGATTCAGCCCGCGGCACGGATGCCGGTTGTACAGGTGCCGCGGGCACCTGGTTCGCGATTACCTACCATCACTCCGCAGCAGCGCGAACAAGGTAGGTATGCCGGTGCTACGCGCATCGATCAGATACCGTGGACATATACCCCTCAAAGCTCATGGGTGGTAGCATTCCGGTATCTGGCATCGAAGCTACTACTGCATATCATGTTCAAGTCGGGGGCAATCTGTGAGTATGCGGGTATCTCTCCCGATAAAGCCCGTAGACTCCGCGATAACAAATCGAAGGGCAAAACAGTCTGGCGCGAATTTTACCATTGGCCCTACCGTCTAGTTCGTAACGGGACTTCCGGGCGCGGGAGATTCAAGACTCGCGGCCGGTTTGGGAAGCTCAAGCGGGGCTAGTAGTTCATCCATATTCGTTCGTCCGATTTCTTGAGCTTTTTCGCGTGACTACTTCGATTGTAGGAGTCGAGTAGTACCTCCCGCCACCCTCTGAGGTAGTGGCGATAGATCGGGTTTCCGTACCCGCTTAACATCACTTTACCCTTAACTGAGGTAAGCCGCTTGCACATCTCGATATGCTGCTCATTCGTAAATTCGTGTACGTACTCTCTAAATACGCGGGTAGAGCTAAGATACGGTGGATCGAAATAGTAAAACGTATCGGGAGAGTCATACCGCAATGTATTGCTCCAATCTCCGCATTCGATAATCACGCCGCGAAGTCTGAAAGAATACCCTGCGAGCTTGCGTATAGTTGCACACCATTGACGCTGATAATCGAGGGTACGCAACCCCTTCACAGAATAGCTAAAATCTGGGGTTCCTCCGCCATTCCGACTCTGACCGTATTTAACTACAGTGCGAATGGCTGTTTTCATTTCGTCGGCACTATCACATTCAAACGCGGATAAGAATGTCTCTTTACCGAATTCGATTTGGCATAGGTGTCTACGTAGCTCTGCGCCTCTAGTTTGAACTATGCGAAACGTAGTAACGATATCAGAGTTAAGTTCATTGATTACCTCAGTTAATGCAATTCGGGGAGAGTTAAGAAGTACCTTACCGCTACCAGCTAAAGCATCCACAAAAACCGAGTAGCTACGGGGAAAGTACGCGTACAGTTGTTTCAGTAGATACGACTTACTCCCGAAATATTTAAACATGGTTATAACATTCTCCGGGATTCGTGAACTTCAACGCGGTAAGGTAGACCTGCGGCCCACGACGGTAGGACTTTCAATAGCTCCGTTACCTGAGTTAACTTTCCGGGGTAATCCTCGATTACAATAGAGTCGTGAACGTGTTGCACAACCGGGAAGTAGTTTCGATCACATTGCCGCAAGTGATACGCTAAGATATCCCTGTCCGTAGCTTGCGTGACATTCTCTGCGAGTAAGGCGCCGTACAGGGATTTGCGGTATCCGTGAGGATGGTCGTAGAGGATTGTCGGTTTCTTAAACGGCGCTAAGTTGTAAATCTGGACGAACGCGGGTACGATATCCTCAACAGTGGGATTGCGGTACAACAGCTCGCGCCCGGAGGGTAGCTGTATCGCAAGGTAGTTATCCCGCATGTAAAAGCGGAGATTGCGCCACTGTCGGAATTGTCGATCCTTCACAACGTCTATACAATCTCTCTCCAATTGATACCAGAATTTCACAATCCCCGGGATTTGCTTGCGGTACGCCTTGACGGTTTCTATCGGGTCGAGTCCTAGCGCCTTCAGGTCTACCTTAGGCTTTGCGAGCTTACAGTATACCTCTAACTTCGGCCCGCTCATGCCGTAGTTCGCGCCTAAGACTACTACCTTACCTACTTGTCGTTTTGCCTTATCCTTCCGCGTTACCTCATGTCCGAACAGCTTAGATGCCATTTCACAGTAGACGCCATACCCGATACCCTCATCTTCGCGGCGGAATGCGGAGAGTAGGTTTTCATCGCCCGCAAGCCACGCGATAGTTCGCGCCTCTACTGCGGAGTAATCGGCGATGTACAACGTCTTACCCGGTTCAGCGCAAAACACCGGGCGCGTGAGTTCCGTTAGCCTATCCCCGTCTACGTCGTCGGGGAGTTTGTGATTCGATTCGTAATACTCGATTACCTGAGTTAACTTATCCGGGTCAATCGGCCGTGCAAGGTTCTGCGGTTGTACCCCGCGACCTGACCAGCGCCCGGTATGACTTCCGTGGAATACCAGCGTATTACGAAGTCGATTATCGGTAACCGCGGCAATCTCAAGTAGTCGTTCGATCTTGCCTTTGCTCCCGCGGGTTACGGTTTGTCGTGCCTTGAGTACCTCGATAACTACCGGATCGATATCGGGGTACTCCGCTAATTCTTCCTCAAGATGGAACTTGTTCAGCGTTGCAAGATGGATACCTCTCGATTCTAGCCACTTGTTTACCTTTTGGTGGGAGCGTAGGTCAGTACCGGATAGTTGCCCGTCCGTTAGCTCCGATACCTCATCGAACGCATCGCCTTGAATCTCGTTCCACGCGCGAAGGATTTCGCGGAGCAAGTCTTTATCGAATGCAATACCGCGGGTATTAATCTCGCGGTCTGCTTCAAGTAGTTCCCATTCGTGGAAGTAGGCGGAAACTTTGTCCCATACTCTTTCGAGTAGTAGCACATCCTGAATATTGTACTGTATCAGTTTGTCCCACAGCGCAGGAGTCCCGATATTGTACCGGCACTTCCCGTTAACGTACTTTGCGATACTGAGCGCTTCGATTACTTGCTTTCCGAATTCTTTCTTACCCTCTCCAAATAGGAGTTGCGAGACTTTTTCGAGAGCCGCGGGTAGTCGTGCGGTTCGACACAACGGAATAGTATCCAGCCAACGACTAGGGGCATAATCAGGAAAAAGCCGATTCCACAACAGAGAATCGAAGCCGTAAGCATTGTGTGCCACCCACGTAAGGGAGGGATCAAACGGGGGGAGTTCACTGTAGCATACCGTAGTATTCGGGTCCGCGTTCGTTTGATAGCTGTAACCTTGCGGCGCTCGATCCGGGGGAATCCATACTACATTACCTGAGTTAACCCGTCCGACCGCGCAAAGGATGCGCGTAGACGGGTGATTCACGTATTCGAGTACGTTGCGTATTCCGACCGCGGATTGTGTTTCTAGGTCGATGAAACATAGGGAATCTTTCTTCATGGCAATACTACTTTACCGAACGCGGAGAAAATGTCAAGGAAATCGTTTTGATTTTTGCCGAAGTATACAAATACACTTTCCGCAGACGGGTTGTTAGGATTCCCGTAAAAGGGTATACGGTGATTGACAAAGCATATAGGATTTAACCATAAAGCGTGGAACCACGAACAAGAGATATGACAGTTAACGAGTAGTATAGCTTGAGATACGCGCTTGCAAGCTATCTCACACCGGAGCTTACTTATCCAGTCAGGGGCGCGCCCGCCATACGGCGGGTTAAGGAAGATGTTACCGCACCATTGTTGTTTCAAACCGTCGGAAGCTAAGTCAAAGAACTTAGCAGCTTTTACAGTTCGATTCGCAAGTTCACAACTCGCGGGGTCAAGGTCGATTGACCCCATTAATGTACGTGCGGCTTCAATGTATCGGGCCGGTGTATACCACTCTGGGTTAGTGGTGATCTTTCCGCGGTCTACTAACGGAGATACTATCACGTTCCGATACCTCTACCTTTCGATACGGGTGGAGCTACGGGCGCTTGATTCAGGTACAGGGTTTCTCTTGCCCGGCGCATCAGCTCATCAACCGCCCACGGTGGGCCGGCAATTTCGTATCGATCCTTGCCGAAGTGCTTCAGCATGACTACTTGAGTCTGGATCAAGAGGTGCATGAACCGCTCAGTAGTCGTATCTTTGTGTGCGTTCGGCCGCAGCTCGTCGGCGAATATCACTATTATACCATATTGTGAATCCAATGTAAAGCGGATTCCGCAATCTTTTTCGTCCGGTACTCCCGGTATCAGTATGCTCAAGGGCGCGTTCATACGTGCGGGTTCCTTTGCTGTTGGCGGGCGAGTACGGCGCTCTCTAAATCGATACCGTCTTGCTGCGGCATTCTGATAGCACAGATAACTAGATCGGCGAGATACTTCCATTCGTCCGCAATCGTAGGCTCCCCCGGTCTATCTCCGCCGTGCCCCTCATTTTCAAGAATGGCAGATAACTTCCCCGCAGCTTTGTGGATGTGTAAGATCGCATGTAATCTCTGATTGTCGCTACTTGGATTTGTCCAAGGAGTTTCACGTAGACTAATCATAGTTACCTCAGTTAACTAGGTACACGAAAACGAACTACAAGTTTTGAGCCGTGGGATTGTATCTCGAATTCTACGGGCGGATCAACCCCTAGCATTTCGGGCCAGTTAGCTTCGGAGCAACGGCGAGAAAATTTCGGATTGTCGGCATCGCGTACAATCTCCCATACCTGAGTTAAGGGGTTTTGAGAGTTCATTAGGTCGATACACTTCCAACCGGGACCGTCATACATCCGAGATAGCTGCGCGTCCAGCGGGGGCGCGTTAATGACAGCATTGTAGAAATCCATAAGTGAGGTACGATTATATACTCCTGTCTCCTCTGATAAGAGCTTGAATCCAAGCTGTCGGGCGATAGCTCGCATATCTTGAGGATATTGGAAAAACCTGTCGATGATATCTGATAGAATAACATTGCACGCATCGGCATAGTCAATTGATGCCACGCGGAGCCGTTCGATTTGGTGTACACCAGATTCATAAATCGTTTTTTCCCACTCTACTTTTCGATCAAAGTGAACATGGATCAATCGGCGCGATAGCTGTACGCTATCGCGTATCTCGTTTGGAACCTCCGTATCAGTCCATACCATTACAGGGAGGGAGCCTAACGGCATCGGCCCGACGTACATCTGATGAGATACGGAATCAGGTGTAAGGTTCAATATGTCGTCCATCGCATTTTGGAATGTGGCGCCCGCCTTCGCGGCTTGCTTTAGAATCTCGTTCAGTGTCACGTATCCACCGCGTGCTTTCCCGTCCATGATTCCTTGGCGGACGCGCTCCACGGAATTCGTCCAGACAACGCTTGTGTTCTGGTCCCCACAAATTGCAGCAGCGATTAGGGCACTCGCAGACTTCGCGGCGCCGGACTGACCGGAGAAATAGAAGAATGGCGGGAGCCCGATTCGACCCTCCGCAATCCCCTTAGCTGCTATTAGTACCTCGATAGCTTGGCGGTTCAATCCGGGGAAAGGTTCCTCAAGACAGTGCCAAGCGAAATCAATATCCCGTTTCTCTTCCGGGATGTATTGAGGCCGGTAGGGTTCGTTTTCTCTTTTACTCAGTAGCGGCGATTGTAGGACGATAGAATAGGCATGGTGAGAGCTGCGCATCCAATGGTCAAATATCTTGCATCCACGAACTACGTCTACGGACGGATATCCGATATCGGACAGGTCTACCGTCTGCTTGAGCCGCGCCAGGATATCAGGGCGAATCCTCGATTTCTTTTTCTCATCTAGGAACCGTGTAACGGGCAAACCCTGTAGGAGTCCGTCAATCTTGTTATTGTACAACTCCCCCGTTTCAGTACCCCACCAACGACCTAGGCGCATGAGGTTTCGTTGCGGAAAAAAGACGGGTTCCGTGCGTACCTCTACCCCGTGCTTGTACACAAGTGCCGCAGAGTAAATGCGTTCATTCAACCTGTCGGTTAACTCAGTTAACGCGCGCATCACATATTTGGCGTGTTCCCAGTGGGTTTTATGACTCACCATTGAACCAAAGTCAGAGTACCTAACAGAACGAGATAGGCGAGTGAAACTAAACCAGCCATATCCACGCTCGGAATTGCAGACGTGGCAATAAACCCCGCGATCATACACGATAACGGGATCACGTTTCGCATCGTTCGTAGGATTGATCGGGCATTGCGCATGAGAATACCTCTTTCCGATTTCCATTCCGTGAGACTCTAACCAGTGTGCCGCGGCATCAGGGTCGTTATCCCCTCCGCCTAGCAGTTTATCGAGTTCCCCCGTATCAACGGTTGGAGGTAGCTCCGTGTACTGTCCGGGCGGTTGGAACGTATGTTTCAGCAGCTCGAAACGGTGTAGTTGGGGGTAACGACTTTTGAGAAAAAGCACGGCGAGAGCTGCCATTTCGTCAGCATGGTACATAGTACCTTCGCTATAGATTGCATGTAAACCCTTCCCGCTACGGGACACCCAAACAACGCTAGGGGTAGGTCGAATGACGAAAAGTAAATCGCTGACGGATACTCCGGTGATATCGTCAACGTCCAGACAGCAGCACTCATGAATATCCTCCCACGCGATAATTTGACCCGTACCCGTTCGCAGCGCTTGTGCGAACGTGGGTACGGAGATGGTTTCAGCCGATTGCGGTTTGCGGATTGTGAAGTTCATTACTAAGCCTTGATTACGTCATAACAACAAGACCAGCAGAACCGAAAACCGGGTTTAACGGCGCGCACTCTGCATATCGGGCATTCTTTGTCCGGCTGCGGCCCCGGTCGTATTAATAGCGTGTAGGCTTCAAAGTACCCTCCCACCTTATCCCCGATATTTTCTTCAGGTACGGGCAGCCATTCAGTTTCACCCGCGACAAATTTTCGCTCGTTAAGGTGCATATCACCTAACCGGGACATACCGCGCAGTACCCGGTGATATCCTTCCGGTAGCTGGACTGTACCCCGTAACTCGCCTGATAGTATGTCTCGAATTGGAATTTGCACGGTACTAGCTCCTGAGGGATTCGCTAAGTTCACACTCGCCGTTATCGTCCAGCATATCCGCGGCGATTAGGTTCGCGTCGGGTTCGTCGGCCCGTAACGCGGACGCCATTGCCTTACCGTGCATGTATCCGTTTTGCTCCAGTACCTCCGCGGCCCGTACGTGGGCAAGCGCTTTACGTCGGGAATCGACCTGCATACGGTAAATCAGCTGGGTAGCGCCGTTTATGTCAATTGAATCGAGTCCGAACGCCTTAGCTGCTTCCCTGGCATCCTGTAGGGCGAGCTTTGCACGGTACAGGCTGGATCGGACCCGCGCCCAGTATGCCCGCTTACCCTCCGGGGTACTAGTGTTGTTCTCCGCTTTCGATTCCGACTCCTGCGCGGCGCGGATCACCTGCCGTATCTCGTTCGTGATCGCGGAGATTGCGAGCAACGCTAGTTTCTCTGCTTCAGCCTCATCGAACTTGACTACGTGCCAGCTTGCGCCCTTTTTCAGCATCGAATTTAGCCGTGTCCACGGGACTCGATCATTCGGGATTACCCAGCAGCTCAGATTGATTCGCACTGCGCGGCGCCGGAGGAAGCTTGACGGATTCTTGATCCCGCTATCTTCGGGAATGTCGTACACCAGTAGGCTACAGAGCTTGTTCATGGGCCGTTACCTCAGTTAAGTTGTTTCGATCACTGAGGGTATCTTAACCCGGTGCCGGGTACGTGTCAAGGGATTTTTTTTTTCAAGTTTCTCAGA